GTTTCAATTTTTTCTGTAAAAAAATCAGAATTTTTGTTTTTTAATATTTCGTTTCTTTGTTGCATTATGTGTGCTTGTTTGCGTGCTTTGTATAGGGCGCCGCGCTTGGCGTTGCAGGGTTTACATGCCGGCACCAGGTTGCTTGGAGAATCCTCACCACCTCTATCGTGCTCAATAAGGTGATCGCACTCGGTCGCTGTAGCCCCGCACCAGTGGCACAGTGCGCCAGGCGTAAGTATTTGTTGCCTCAGTTTTTTGGGGAGGTTTCTGCTGGTTGGCATGTGTTTACCTTACTCTGTGTTGTTTGACGGACTTAGCCCTAGCCCCCCGTCGGGTTGCCTCAGACCGACTACCTATTGCTTTTATTCAGTTGCCTCACTCGCCTGTTAAACGTCTCGCATATCCCGTTTTAACGCGCAGTGATCTACCCACGTTTCCGTGTTTTATGCCGGCAGAGTGCAAATCCCTACGCGGCCTTGTGCGTGTTATTTAATTGTGCGTGGGTTTACTTGGCGTTGCGTGCGTGCCGTTCCTTAAATTCCTCGTACGTCAATGGTGTGACCAGATACGCAAAGGGTTGTTTAGCGCGCATGTCGTTTAGCTCTTGTACGCCCTCAACATAGCCTGCGTACATTGTTGGCGCGTAATCAGTTGTCACATAGTTTGTCATGTCGACTTGCTCAGGCTTTTGCATCGGGCCTTTTTCAATGCTCTTTAGTATTGCAAGCACTTCAGGCAACGACGGAAACGCTTTATGCCGGCTCATCACGTTTTTATAGAGTTTGGGCAGGTTGTCAGTTTTGTGCCGTAACAGTTCGTGCGACTTGCGCCAGGTCATGATTACTAGCTCTTCATCGAGTTTGTATGGTGAGGCTGGGTATAGGCCGCGCAACACTTTAACCATTGCTGCTACATCGTCTTTTGTCATTTAACTAGGGCTTTCTGTAAGAGTCTATTTGTGATGAATTGCATATCTGATGGGCGCCAGCAGTAGGCCTCTGCGCCAGTAGCTGCAAGTGTGCCAAGCCAGTTGTGTTGCGCTGGGTCTAGGCGGCCTCGCTCTGTCTTGAGTTCTGCGAAAATCAGGCCTTTGTCTTTATGGGCCATTACAAGGTCAGGAAATCCTGGGTCGCCTTGGATGGCTGTCATCCATTTGCCGCCTACCTGGGAGGCTCTGAAATGCGTGACGCGCCAGCCGTACATGATGGCCAACGCAACAACCTTGTTTTGGAATTCCTTTTCACTCAGTGCAACCATTAGCCGTCGCCTTTAATGTCGAGTACTTTCGGCTGCCATGTCCAGACGTAGTAGCCGTGGGTCAGTGTGATTCGGTCGCCCCAGGTCATCCAGTCGTTGCTGTATCGCCGCACTAATGGTGCAACATATGAGTTGTATGTCATTTCCCAGTTGTATTTATCCCAGCAGTCGCCCACAAAACGCAGCACAATTCTGTTGCCTTTTGGGTAAACCTTTATTTCGTAGTAGTCGTCTTCGGTCATAATGGCCATTAGTTTTTCTTCCATCGTGAGAGGTCTCGTACCATTGATTGCCAGTCTTCGCGGAAACGGTCGCGGTCTTCTTTAGTGTCATGCAGCAGACTTGAATAGCCCTGCAATATTTCTTGCAGCTGCACAATTTCTGCCTCATGTTGCAGTATCTCTAGTTTCAGGTCTTCTATTTCCTGCAAAGCGTTTTTGAGCAGGCGCGCCTGAAAGTTTTCTAGGTCATGTCGAGCCTGATCCTGTTTAGGCAACGACGTGATAAACGCATTCCATATCTGGTCATCGCTCAAAATGGTTCCTCCGCCTCTAATGGCTCTGCTGGCACTTCACCATTAACCAACGCCTCAATGGCTTTTGAGACCTCAAATTTAGACATCGTTGCAATGTTAAGTGGCGGCAGTAGGCCTGCTTTTTTTAGTTCGCTTTTGTATTTCCACAGTTGCTTTTCGCTTGGCGCATTCGAGGTGCCTGTTATTTTCATGTCGCCCTCGTAGCGCACTACCTTTTGCATTTCTTCTCGGCTGGGTCGCTTTGATGCGTCGGAGCCGGCATAGCCAACATTGGCTAATGCTCGCCCAATGGCTGAGGTTTCGCAGTTCTCCATGTGGCTTGTTGAATTGACGCCTTTTTCGGTGTGGTGTTCCTCGGCCCAGCCAGTTGAAATCAACATGTCGCCCTCGTACAACTCGGCCTTGAATATGCACCAGCCGCCAGGCTCGTAAGCGTGCAATGTGGTGATAACGCGAGGCACAACTGAAGACTTCACAACAGTTTCCAGCCATCGAGCAAGCCTGCTTGCTACTGGTTCGTAATCGTCAAGGTTAAAACCCATCATTCCCACCTACCTGTTTCGTCATAGTTTTGGATCCAATCGGCTGCCCACAATGTCACCAAAGCAAACACTGTCATGACGCCCACAAATGCAAATAAGCCAAATACGTTACGCATCAGATACCTCGCCATACTCGAATAGGCGCGCAATGGCGTCTGTGGCTTGGCCTGTAATCGCCTGTAGGCACAATGAGGCCTGCGTTAGCGCAACGTTTCATGACTGGGCCTAACGCCCTGTTGTCGTGCACTTGGCCAGTCATGCCTAAATTGTCAAGGTAACGCCACACGTCATCGGTTGTGAAACCGTTTACAGCTGACTTTGCTAACCAGGTAACTGCTGTGTCAGCGGCCCTTAGCCAGTTGCTGTCTGTGTTGCCCTCAACACTCTCCATTGCCGCGTCGCGTTCAGCGATGGCGTCAAACAAATTGGGGTGTTCCATATTTCCTCCTGCCGTAGTACTTGGAGTCAACATAACATATTGAAACAAGCAGGTGTGACATTTACCGTTTGCCGCTTGTGGCTCGCCAGTTGCCTATTCCAGACGTCTTGTACAGGTGTGCTGCTACAGCCAAATTGCAGGCTGGCTGTAATAAAACCGACATATCCCCGTATCGGCTTTTGCAGACTTGCGCAGTCACAGAAACCCATGAACTGTTAATCTGAAGTAAGCCGCTGTCGTACGTTCTAACGGCCCTACAGCGCTTGTAGACAGGCGCTGGCGCTCGTTTGCAGTCTTTGTACGACATGCCAGGCTGATAGTTCCAGCCGATGGCTTTTGGGTCGCAGCGCGACTCTCGATACATAATGGGACTGAACAGCGCAGGCGGTAGCCCTGCCTTGCGCATAGCGTCATGGTACTTCGGGCAGGCTTTGACTGGCTGTGTTGCGCTGTGCGCTGGGCCTGCTGTAATTGTGAGCGTGGCGACCATGACTGCCACGACAAAACGCCTAATAAGTGCCTCTAAACATGTATGCCTCTTTTCTGCCGGTGTGAAAACCCTAGCAAAAGGTCAGCCGTTTTGGGCACTACGCAGGTCTAGGGATGCTTTTCCAAGCCTCAACAAAGGCATTAGGGTTGTCTGCCATTGCTGGCGTCAGCTCTACATGTAGCCACAGGCCGCCACCTGAGCCGCCGTTAGCGGTCTCTGACCAGTCTTTCCAGCCTGGCTTGCCGTCACGATTACAGCGCCAGCCTCGGCCCCATTTCTCGCAACCTTTTTTAGTTGTGCCGGCGTAGTCGTGCACTTCTTCAATGCCTAGAACCTTGTAATTGGCAACAAGCCAGTTTGCCCAAAGTGCAGCTGTGGCTTTGTCTTTGTAGCCAATATCGGCTGCTCGACCTGTCGCATGTACTGACAGGCGGTCTGAGCCGCGCATGTTCCTAACGGCCCAGGTGCCCAAATTGGTAAAGCCTTTTTTGCAAATGACGTCTACAAACTTTTCGGTGCCGGCGCGCTTGCCTGCAGCTGCGCCGTCTGTCGTGCCTGTGTAAATCATGGCTTGTTAATAATGTCAGCAATACGGTGCAAAAGGTTTGCAGCTGCTTGGCGCACAATTTTAAGTAAGCCTTTTTTGTCGTCGTCATTCATCGGTTTTGCCTTTCGGTTTGTCTTTTAATCCGTTGGCGCTAAGTAGGCCAGCGAGTGAGCCGGTAAGAAATAGCAACAATGGTTGCAATGTGGCCCAGGCGCTTTTGTCGTTGTCACTGACGTCAAGCGGCTGCGTAACAAAAAGCAAGCCGTAAATAAGCGACATGGTGGCAACCACAAAAGTAAGCGACAAGGCGCACGCAACCACAAAGATTAGGCGGGCTTTAATTTGCTCGCTGGTCATGCGCTCGGGGTGCCGTGGTGGCGGGATTATGGGCATTTGTCTGCCAGTATTCGAGTACTGCCAAGGCTGGCCGTGTCAACGGTTACGGTAGTTTCGGCGCGCAACGCCTTGTTTTTAGTGCGTGGGCAGTTGACTCGCTCACGGTCGCCGCATGCAACAAGAATTGCACCAAACAAAAGCGCCACAAAACTTACTCGCCAAATCATGCTTGCCGCATGCCGTAAACGCGCATAGTGCCTGTAATGCTGCCTGATGCTGGGATTAACTGAATGCCTGTGTAGACAGTCGTCGTTGTTACCTGTGTGCCTAAAAGCAAGACGCTTGGGCCTGACGCGTCAAAAGCGTGGATATTTGCCTGTGTACGTTTTGCGATATTGGGGTTTGACAGGTGAATAATGGTTTCATTTGGAATATTGCTGTCTGATGAATGACCGCCACATTTTTGGGAAGTGGCACCAGATGCGCCTTGGTCTGCTGCGCTGCCTGCAAATGACAACCCATAACCGGAATAGTTGGTGCCAGAGTCAACTGTGTTTGTGCCGCTAATCATGCGGAAACTAAAAGTTGTTGAGGCACTGCCTGTATGAGTAATAACTATTTTGTAGTTTTGATAAGTGGCAGAAAAACAGCCAAGAATTTGAGCTGTGACGCTGGCAGACGTTGAGCCTGTGTAAGTGACCTCGTTAATGTAGACAAGGCCGCCATTGTTTAGGTAAGTGTTTGTGTCTGACGATGTTAGAACTTCGCCAGTGGTAAATGTTTTGATAGTCATTTAGTACCCCAATTTGTTGTTATCAAGTTTGCCATAAACGGCATCATCCAAGGTTAGATAGTTGTTCAGGTCTTGCGCGCTTAGATAGAACGTGGCGCTGGCCTGCGACGGGTTGCCGCTAAACGTCGCGCCCTCCAACAGACAGTTGAACACGGTGCCTCGAAATGTCACGGTGACAGTTGAGCCGATCTGATCCATGCCATAAGACGGGATGTCGCCGTTTTGTGCGCTCAGGTTGCAGGTCACACTTAATATGCGTTGTGTTGCTGTGCTGTAAGTAGACAGCAGGTAATTAGCAAAGTCGGTTGCCTGGCTTGTTGACGCGCTAAAGGTGTTCACCAAATACGTGCGAAAAGGTGCTGAGCCTGTCGACACTGTGGCCTCAGGGAAAGATTCAGGGTCAACAGTTACCTGTGTGTAAAAACTGTCTGCCAAGCTGCTAAACGATATCTGCTCAAAAATATGGTTGCTTGCGTCGTTGGTGGTGTCACTAAAATTGCCATAAAAACCAGCAATTTTGCGGTATGCGTTAACCATCAAAATTCCGTCGCTGATGTCAATAAGTTTGCCGTTCATTGTCAGTACGGCCCTGTTTACCCAGTCGCCCCAGGTGCCACTAATTGTTGTGGCTGGGAATGGCTGAGTCCCACCAAATGCGCTGGTGGTGCTGATATTTAGGCCTGTTTGTGTTGCGCACTGGCCTGCTTGCGCGCTTAAAGTGCCGGCGGTCATTGCGTAATTGTTGCCTTGCACTCGACCAAAGGCTGCAAAGTTTCCCTCACAGCTCAAAGTAACAAAGTCTGCGTTGCCGACGCCCCCAGAATAGGGGATGCCGTACTGCACCATTGCGTCAGTTATGCGACCGACAAAGAGCTGGCGATATGTGCCGGACGTGCCGAGCCTCACGGAAATGCGCAGCCAAGTGCCTGTGACAAAAAGGGCATTGGGGGTTGCGTAGCCGGTTGGGTAACGCAAAACCACGTTGCCTGTGTTGGCGCTGTAAGCGTCTAAAGGCTTTTGCCGGCCATAGGTCAAAGACACGTTTTGCACGTTGGCAACAACAGTTGTAAGCGTTGCGTAAGTCGCGCCGACCTCTACCTGGTATTGAACTATTGCCATTAGAAAATGTTGCTCACCTTGATTGGCACGCTGCCGTTTTGGCGCATGTATGAGCGCAACGCCTCGACTACTTGGTTAGGGTCGCCGCCATAAACGCTTATGTTCACATTGTTGTTTCTTTCGGCAAGGTTTGCGCTGCCGTTCACGCCAGGGTCGCTTGGCTCAACTGGCTCGGCCATACGGCCTATAGATATTTCTTGCAATGCTTTGATGTCTTTGCCTGGCTTTAGCAGGTTGATGCCGTAAATAACTAGGTTTATGGCTTTAATCCAGCCGTTTGCCATGCCCTCGATGTAGCCCGCCACAAAGTTGACAACAGTTCGCACAACTTCTCTAAAGCCCTCGAACTTTTTGTATGCGTAAATTACAGCCGCGCCTAAAGCAAGAATGCCGGCAGTAATTGCTACCGCAGGGTTCAGCATCATTGCTGCGTTGACGGCAAGAATTGAGCCAGCCAAAATGCCCATGCCGGCGATAACTGCGGCAAGTAGCTCAGGGTTTTTTTCTGCCCAGTCTGAAAACTTTTGCACTACAGGTAACAATTTTTCCATGATCGGCAAAAAGGCTTGCCCTATTGACTCTTTGGTTTCGCCAAAAGCAATGCCTAGTTTTTTCATGCCACCTGCAGCTGTGTTTGCTGCGGCCTCGCCGGCACCACCAAAGTTTGCCTCTAACACTTTTTGCACATCGGCAAGGCTGGCGCCGTCTTTGATCATTGCTTTGATCTCTGGGCTGAGCGCGCCTAACGCTTTCATATTTCCCGCATAACCTTTTGACAACGCCTCGCTGACATCAACCAGCGGTTTACCTGTCGCCGCCGCGACGTCAGTCGCCAAGTTCATTAACTCTGTTGCTTTTGTAACGTCTTTGGTGGCAACGACTAACTTCTGAAACGCTGGCCGCGCCTCATCGTCCGATATTGCCGCGCTTTTAGCAAGGCTAGAAATGTAAGACTCAACAGATTGCACTTGTGCATCAGTGGCGCCAGTGCTTGCCTTAATTTGTCGAGCCAGGCCAGCCTGTGCCGCCTGGTCTTCTATCGCTGCTTTCACGCTGTCGCCAATAACAGCAGTCACAGCGCCGAGCGCTGCAGCCGCTGGCACAGCCGCCTTTTTAATGGCAAATTGCGCTTTCTGACCTACGGTCTCCAGCTGCTTAAATTCGCGCACAGCACTTTTTATGCCCTTGTCATCAAAGCTGCTGATAATGGGTATGGAAATCATTTGAAGTCCCTATTAACGCGGTTAATGACGCGCAACGATGCGCGCTCAATTTCGGTGGTGATAGCGCGTATCTGGCTGTAAACGGCTGGCCCAAAAATGCGGGTGCGGCCCTGCTGGGGCGTATTGCCCAAATTGGTTGCAAGCGTGTTGCTGTTTTTGCGACCTGCAGTCTCAAATATGCCGGTGGCCGCGTCGGTCTGCTGAATGACGATTACGCCATTGTTGTTGCGTCTTGTATCCAATTTGACTTTGACGCCCTTAGACGCCTTTACAGGGTCATATGGGAACAATTTACGGCCATTGCTAGACCACTGCCTAGACATGCCAGACAACGGCACGCCCAAAGACGAGTAGCGCTGCTGGGCAGCCTGTATTGCCGGCGCGGCTATCTGATTAAGTTCTGCAGCAAACTGTTTGCGTAGCCCAGGCTCAATTTTGTTCAGCGCAGCCACAGCCTCTCGGATACCCACAAGTTCTGTGTTAACTGTCGCTGTCATCGTTGCTGCCTTGCTTTGTTCATAATACTAATGCAAGTGTTCAGGTCAGCGCTCAGAAATTCTATGTTCGGCGGCCAAAAGCCAGTCTCTAAAAGAAGATGACAAAGAGCTAGTCTGTAGCCGCCTGCGTAGGGTTTGAGTCTTCCTGCTCAACAACTTCCGGCATTGCTACCAGTTTTTTGATGAAGTCATCAAAGACAACTGGCACTGTGATGCCCTCTTTTTTGCTGGCCTCCCAGGCGAGATAAGCCAAATCCTCGGCGCCGATGCCTTGCGCTAAATCTGACATTTTGCGCTTGTATTTACGTTCCCATTGCACAGCGCACCAAAGGTTTGTTGTGACCTGGTGCGGGCCGTCGCCAGTATCAAGTTTTAATGTTATTTGCATGTCTGCCGCCTTGCGTCGGGTTAGTTATGGGCTTGTAATGTCGCGCGCGTAGGTTCCGCCAACAAACGACGCGGTAACCATGCTGAGTTCGCCTACAGCGCCAGCAATGGGCGTGAAGTTGACGAGCTGCATGTTAATGATCGTGTACTCAGGGTTGCTTGCGCTTTCCGTGACGCCAGATGGCGAAATGGTCAATTCTGTTGTGCCGGTGCCTAAGTTTGCGAACAGGGTTGCCTCGACTTCTCCAGTGCCGTATGACAGGTACATTTCAAGGTCTACTGCGACGGTTTGCAAGCCTGGCACAAAACGGTGGCCTGTGTCGCCAAAGGCTGTCGCCTCAAGGCTGTCAACGCCAAGGGTAATGGTTGCGCTACGGCACTGGTCAGTTAAATCAACTTTTGCGCCGCCAGTTGTGGGCGCAAGGTTCACTGTCGGGTTTGTTAGATATGTTGAAGTTGCCATTTTGTCTCCCGTGGTAACACTTCGATATGAATAGAGGGTAGCACTTTTATGCTGTCTGTGCTTGTAAAGCCATTTGCAAGTTGTAACACGGGTAGGTCGCCCCGCCCATTTCGACTGCACCTGGCTGGCCTGACATGACGATAATTGGGCTGGCTAAAACGCTGGCCGCAATGCTCAACAGTTTCTGCAGTACTGGCAGGCCTGCTGGGCCTGTGCCAATGACCTTGACTTGAAATGTCATGCGCACAATGTTGCCTTTGCCTGCGATGGTCTCAAAACTTGGCGCGTCAAGAAACACACAGTTAGGCACAATTTTGGTGGCGTCATTTACGACGCGCAGGCCTGTAACGGCTTGCAGTGTGGCTGTAACGTCAGCGATTGCCTCGTTAAACAGGTCTGTGTAAGCCATCAGGCGACCTGTGGGCGGTCAATGCCTAGCAGCTGCTTAATAACTGGCGTCATTGCATTAACGTTTGCCTGCCCCATGCCGTCAAAGGTCGCAAAGGTGTCTTGCGTACTGCCTCGACTACGCCACAAGGCCGCCGCATACATGAGCGTGCCCAGAGTGACGTCGTGCCCAGGTGAAGTTGTCAATGAGTCTGCATAGCCTGACTCCTGCCTACGACGATAGGCAAAATCGTTTCCAGCGTTGCGGGCCTGCGTAAGCAGTGTGTAATCGTCTGACGGGTCTGCAATGTCTACGCCTAAATAGGTTTCTAGCTGCGCGGCTGTAATCCAGGTGCAGCTCTGAGTGTAAGTGACGGTGCCGGTGTAAATAACGGTGTACTGAACGTTGGCGCCAGTGCAAGCAAACAACACTTGGTTTTCTCTGGGCACGTTTGCGTTAAATAGCAGCGCGCCTGATTCGCTTTCAATACCGATGTACTCGTACAGCGGTATGTCAAGCACAGTAAACGTGCCGTTGAACGGGGCGCCAAGGTTGCCAATAGTTACCTGCTGGCCCACAACAATTTCTGTAGGTTCCAGCGTCTGAACAACTGCGTAGTTGTCTAGCAGTTGCTTACCTTGCGTTTTATATATAGCCATCGGCGGTAGCCGCCTTTCTGACTAAGCGATAGCGATTGACTTAACCTGGTCGCCGTCAGCGATAAAGGTTGAAACGTAACCGTAATAGCTGAACTTTTTGCCGAGCTGGGAGGCCTCATCCTGAGTCATGATGCCTTGGATGCTCTCATAGAACTCGATGGCTGAGCCGCGCGCTACAACCATTGTGTTGTCAGCAAATGCGCGGTCAACAACCAAGTTAAGGCCCAGTGGGTTAAACGTGTTGAGTTGGGTAATGTTTGCAGTGCCCATTCCGTTTACGCCCATAAGACCTGCAGCGCCGGTGTACGGGAAAATCGGTTGCTTGTTTGCGTCAAGTTGGCTGCCTAATTTTTTCCAAACGTCAGGTGACACAAAAATGTGGTCTGGCAAGAAGTTTGTTGCAGCCAAAATGTCGGTGGCTGCGTCATACAACGCTGCGATAAGCGACGTTGGATCGTTAGCAGTTACTGTCCATGTTGAACCTGACGCGGTGTCGCCGGCAAGGATTGCAGCGCAAGCCACAGCGTCGGATTGAATCATGTACTGTCCGACAAGGTCGCGCAAGATGATGTCGAGCGCTGCGGGCGACGTAAAGTCAACATCCTGAATGGACAAAAATACCTGGCCAGCCAGCGTAGTTTTGCTGACTACGTTTGAGGCAATTACGGGAGTGCGTGCAGTTACGGTGCCGAGTTCGCTTTGTGAGCCAACTTCTGTGTGAGTTGTCCAGGTGGGACGGATGAACGTTTTTTGGTTTCCACCATCTGGGAAAGCGCGAGCGCCGACAGCTGCGACAACTGGGCGAATGTAGTTGAGATCGTCAAACACTGGCCCGAGCACTGGCACTGGCAAGAGACCTGGTGTGTCAGTTGTGAGTACGTCACCAGCTGCGGCCTGCAATGCTGTCTGCTTTGACAATGCGAAATCGCGTGCGGCTGCGGCTACGTTGCGGAATGTTTCGCCGCCAATGTGCATCGCTGCGAGATATTCGCCAGCAGTTGGCATGTCAAAAGTACGTTTTGGTTGCGCAAACAATTTCTGTGAGCTGGCCTCAATTACTTCAGGTGCGTTTTGTTCTGACACTTCGGGTTCCTCCGGTAGTTCTGTTTCCGTTGTCGGGTCTTCTGATTCAGTATTGCACAAATTTTCTGGGTTTGTGTGAATACTGGCATTAACTTCGCTGATGGTTGCCCCCGCAAATGCCGGCTGAGGCACTAGCGACAGTTCTAACCAGTCAGCAGCCTCGACGACCATAACGCCGTCGTCGTTGTAACTGAATTTGGTCGGGTTGACGCCTACTGACACGCTGTCTAAAACGCCATCTGCTGCCAAGATCAGGGCCTCATCCCCTAGCGCAGTTGCACTGACCTTGGCCGCAAAATACATGTTTTCTTCGTCATCGTCGCGCTCGGTGACAAGACCGATTGCTTGGCTGGCGTCGTGTTGCATGTAGAGCTTGGGGGCTTTGCCCTCGACTGGGAGGCTGCCGCGTAGGAACATTACTTCTGTTCCGCTGGCGTTTGCGGTGACGTTGTACGGCACAGCAATGCCAGTGATGGTGCGCGCCTTGGTGCCGTCAGCTGCGGCTGCGTCAACGGTAAAAGTGCTTGCGGTTACTCTAATCATGCTAATTCCTCCTGTGTATTTTCATCGTCTGGCGTCAAAGCGTCAGCGACGTAGTTTTCTTCTAGATAATTTTTTGCGTTAAATTTTACGTATGTGCCGCGTGGCAAAACGTTGTTTTGGCTGAGGGTGCTGGCGATGCACTCGGCGTATGGTTTGACGCCAAAAATGTACAGGTCAGCGCGGCTTTGCTCAGAGCTGGTGTAAGCGTAAGAGCCAGTAGCGACGCCAACAAGGTAGGGCGGGATTCCGCAAAGGCGCGACAAGTCGAGCGCGCTGTATTGTGCGCTTTCTATCATCAGCATTTTGTCAGGTGTTGCATTGCTTGGCTCATACGTCAAAAACTCGTTAAGCACTGCCGTTTGGGAGGTCATGCGCGCCTGGTTAAATGCGGCCCCGATATCGGCTAATTCTGTAGCGCTTAGAGGCTCGCCCCCGACCTGCCGCAAAACGCCAGAGGGTAACGACGAACGGGCCATCGTGTAGCGGCTTTCTTGAATCTTTAACGCTGTGGCAATGGTTTCTGTGCTGCTGTACACGATGCCTTGAATCGGCGACAAGAATTGCACAAGGTCTTCTGAGGGTATTTGCTGGCCGGCAAAGTAGACCTCTTTGCTGATGCCGAAGAATACTGGGCCGTCGTTTTGGTCAGGTGTTGTAACACTGCCGGCAGGTATTCGAGTAAACGATGCTGGAAAACCGTCGGTTGTGCGTGAGCTGATGTACCAAAAGGCCCTGCCGTAGAAGAGCAAGTCGTCAAGTGTCCAAGCCATTAAAAAGTTGTAGGTAACTGTCGGGTCGGGCTGGCGTAGCCATGACCTAGGCGCGATGGGTACTTGTTCCATTTCGCCTGTCGAGTCGTTGTAAACCTCGTTGTACATTTGCAAAGGCATACAAGCAATGACGCTGGCAAGCAGGTCACGGCTACGGCTGACAGTTGCCAAAGACATTGCGCGGTTGCGCGCTGTGCCCTCTTGATACTGGTACCACTGGCCGATAGAAGAGACGCCACCAATGCCGATGGCGGCCTGCACTTTTGGCGCGTCAGCTTGTGCCGTCAAAGGCATCGGCGAAATAGCCGCTTTCTTAACTTGCTTGTTTGCAAAAATGCCCATGCTGTAAGTATGCCTCAAATGTTGCTGTCGTGTGGTGGTTGCCGACGTAGTCCGGCAGGATTGCCAGCAACCACCATTAACAGGTTAGCCGTTAACGACAACTAACAAAGGCTTGTTTTTGGTAATTGGTTTAGAGGCCAGCGCGCTAGCAAAAATCATGCAGCGAGCCAGTTCTATTGGGCCTGCAGACTTGGCGCTCGACAAGGCACTGCCAGCCTGAGTTTTGACCATTACGGCACGGTCGCAATGTTCGGCCAGTGCGTTTTCGCCTGTGTGAAATAGCCTGTTTTCAATAATCATGTTGCGCACAAGAGGCGTGAATTTCAGCAGCTCGCCATAGCCGACGGTCTGGGATCGCCGGCGGTAAACCTCTGGCAGGTGCAGGTCTAGCATTGGGGTTATCGCCAGTTGTACCGTCGGGTCAGTTAAGACGCGCACAACTTCTGCCCACATGGCTTGCTCAGACTCGACAGCAAACTCGACTGTGCAAGTAACGGTGCCGTCAAGATTGCCGACAGATCTAACGCCCACATAACGCGAGTCATCCAGGCTGCTGTCAATGGCCAAGGTTCCGCCTGTTGCTGGAATCTTGTCTGTCTGGCATTCGGCCCATTTGCCAACTGGTAGCCATCCTTGCGCGGCTGCTACCCACAGGTTCAGGTGAGCGCGCAGCCAACTAGAACGGTCGGGTGATTGGCTCGCAGCGATAAGCGCGTCAAGGCTGACGGTCACGCCCAAAGCAGGGTTTGACCACGCCCACCATTGTTGGTCATTTACATCAACGCCTGGCGGTGGTGACCATGAGGCAAAATAGAGTTTGCGGGAAACGCCGGCATCGATGTCATTTATGCCCTGTTCTCTCATGCGTAGCATCGCCGTGCTCGACTCATCGCCAGCTGTTGACCAACACGAAAACAAAGGATTGGCGCGCGCTATCTGCGACGGCTGCAAAGCATCAAATACAACGGTCGGTTGGATATTCCATAATTCGTCGCACACGATCAGATCGTTGCTGCCGCCGTGAGCGTTGCCTGGCGTTGCGGCCCTGACTTCCCAGCGGCTGCCGTCTGGCATGTCCACACTCTTACGGCCTAAAGCGCGCAAAGGTTTCCCGTTAAAATACTCGGTCAAAATGGGTTGCAGGTACAAGAAGATCGCCTCGGCCCTGTCGAGTTTGTGCGCGGTGCTCAGAATGTTTTGTGGCGTGCCGCGCAGCTGTGCAAACTCTGTCAACCACCAGCCAATAAGTGCACTAAGCGCAACGGTCTTGCCCTGCTGACGCGCCGTTTCTACAAGAGACTGTGAGCGCAACAATTTGCCGGTGTCGTCATGTTCCAACTGCCCAGACAATGCATGAAGTTGCCAGGCCATCAACTCAACGCTCATGTATTTTTTTGCCCAAGCTGCGACAGCAGGCCCATAAGACAAATCCCCAAAGCGCGCCGACTCCAGTCTCGGCAAGGGCCGACCAGTCAAAGCCAGTCCAGGCTGGTTTAGGCCAGTTACCGCCAGTTCAGGCTGGTTTTCCAAAAAGAGAGAGTTTGA